CGACGCCGTTTGTGAAGCTTTATGACAAGCAGGGGGGGCTTCGGCCCCTTTTGCCTGTATTGTTCCTTTGTCCGGCGGCGACGCCCTTTCCTTTCCCTCCATGGCAACCATTCCCACTGTCCATCTCAACGGCACTGGCTTCACTGATCTGCGCGACGGTTACGCTGCTGCTTACGATGCCATCGACAAGGCCATTGACGCCTTAGCAAAAGCCGAACTCAATGGTCGGGATTTTTATCCGCAGGGGCCTGACGCCTACTATCAGGCTCGCAAGGAGCGCGACCAAGCTTTTGATAAGCTTCGCGCTGCCCATATATATGTGGGTGAAGTGCTAGCTGGCATTTGTGACCAGCGCTGATTATTTTAATATTGCTCCCGAGGATTGATTATGCATTACGTTTGCAACTACAGCGAAAACGGCCCGTATTGGCCAGCTACGCAGGGCCGCTACCAAGCGGCCCGCCTCAAAGAACTAATTATGCACGTTCGCGTGTGTATGGAAGATGGAGACTATCAAATAGGCATCTTTGATGAAAACAATGAATGTAAGGGCATGTGGTTAGATGAAGCCGAAGCAGAGCCCGATGGCGAAGGCGGAATGGTTCTGCAAAAGCCTTGCTATGTGCTATATCGGCCTGGCAGCATGAGCGAGCGCATGTGGAACCTTCATCTTTCTAAATTCAAGAAACGTTAATCATGATTCTTATTGATTTCTTTAGCGAAGATTGCTGCAAAGGCACTGAATTAATCGAAGGGTGGTATTTCTATTCAGACGATGATGATTCTATTGTTGGTGGACCGTTTGATAGTGAAGAGGCCGCTATTAAGGCGGCCTTTGATGGCCATGGTTGGTAAGCCAAAGGACTTAGCAGTAGCCGGTAAAGGGACTCACGAGAAGCCGGTAAAGGGACCGGCTGGAAAACGGTAAGGGGACTTAAGAGAACGCGGTAATATAGGGCCCAAAACACCGTTTTTCGGGCCCCGGCTGGTACGCCTGTACTACTCCTGACAATGATTCTCATTCTCAGGGTCAGACTGGTACGTTTGTACTACTATGCGCTTATGCGCATACACGCATAGTGATAATGATTCTCATTCTCAATAGGCCAGGCCTTCCCTCCCCTCTTGCTATTGATTCTCATTCTCAATAAGCCGGGCTCCTCGGCTCCTCGGCTCCTATGCTTTTATGCTCTTATGCGCATAGTCGCATTGTAAAGAATTATTTCAATTCGAGCCCGAGCGCCTCGCCTTCGCCTTCTCCTTCTGTAGTGTGGCTCTGAGGCGAGCGATTGCCTTCTCTTCGCTGATTCTGCCATGCTCTCTTTTTCTTTGAGCGCCTCGCGCTCCTTCCCTCCCGTCTCTGATGCGCTCGAGGCTCTCTCTTCTCTCCCATGGGAAGCGGTGGCCTCCGAAGCTCTCGAGGCGCTTCTCTTCTCTCTGGCTCTTTGCCATGCTCTCGCGTTTCGCCTCTGGCAGGCTCGAGGCCGCTTCTCTCCTCTCCTTCGCTCTCTGGCCTCTTCGCTTGAGCGGCTCTCCTCTTCTCTCCCCGAGCCGCTCTCGCCTTCTTCTCCTCGCTCTTTGCTCCTCTCCTCTTTGAGAGAAGCCGGGGAGAGCTCTCCTTCTCTGGCGAAGGCCTCCCGCTCGGCTCTTCTCAAGAGAGCCTCTCGCCTCGGCCTCCTCTGAGGCTCCGCTCCTCTGGCCTCCCCCATGGGAGGCCTCTCTCTTCTCCTATTCTCTCGCTCTCTCCTATGGCCTCCCTCTCTCCCTCGAGCGTCTCCGCTCTTTGCTCTGCAGCAGAGAAGGAGGGGAGACAATTCTCCCCGGCCGAGCTTCGCTCGCTCCTCGCTCTCCCTCCTTCCTCTGAGCTCTCCCCGCTCGAGAGACGCCTCGAGACAATCGAGCGCCTTCTCCCTCGGCTCTCTGGCGAGGCCGCCGAGCGTCTCCTCTTTGAGAGGCGCTCCCTCCTTCGCCTTCGCCATGGCCTCCCCTTAGGAGCTCAGCTCCCGCTCTCCTTCTCCTCTCGCGATCTCTCCCGCTCCTCTTCTTCTCCTTCCTCTTGAGGCTCTGCCATGGTTCCCTCTTACCTCCGAGCTCGGCTCCTCGATCGAGCCGAAGAGCTCGGCCTCGCCTCCTCTGGCCTCCCGCTCCTTCTCGAGGAGCTCGCGCTCTGGCTCCCCTCAGCAACGATTGAGGCCTTCCTCTCAGATCTCGAGGAGCTCGCCTCCGAGCTCTGACCGATTGCAAAGAATTGTGACAATTCTATGGGGAGGCTCTGGCCTCCCCTCTTCTTCTCTGTATTGTGTGTGGCATGAGGCGAGCGATCGCCTCCCTCTCGCGCTCTTTGCCATGCTTCGCTCCGCTCGTCTCTTCGCTCCTTCTCTGGCTCTCTTTGCCGGTGCTGGCCTCTTCGGCCTCGGCGGCTTCTCGTTCGCTCGAGGGATTGTCTCCGCTCCTTCTCCCTCTGAGGCCTCCTCCTTCGCGGCTCCCTTCCTTCTCTTTGCTGCCGGTGGCCTCGGCTCCTTCGCGCTCGGCGCCTCTGAGCTCTCCGAGGCTCTGGCCAAGAGCCGCGCCTCCTCCCGCTCCCGCTCCCGCTCTCGCCTCGCTTGAGGCTCTGGCCTCCCTTCTCATGAGGGGAGGCCTTCTCTTTGTTCTTCTCTTCTTCTTCTTCTCATGGCTCCCGCTCTTCTCGCTCCTCCTTCTCCCGTCTCCTTCGCTCGCGCTCCTCGAGCTCCTCAAGAGCTCCGAGCCTTCCTCGCTCGCTTCGGCCTCTCCTTCGGCTCTCTCCTCACCACGGGCTCAGCTAACGCAAAGCTCGCGAAGGGGAGCGGCCTCGCCTTCTCCTCAATCCTGCATCTCCTCCCCGCTCGAGGCCTCGCTCGAGCCGTCTCCCCTGGCTCTCATACTTCCCCCGTGAGAGGAGAGCTCCCCGGCATCCGAGCTCTGGCGGAGCGCGAGGGCCTCCTTTCTCGCGCTCTTCTCTTTGATGCTTGCGCCTTCTCCTCTGAAGCTTGCCGCGAGCTCTGTCTCGCCTTCTCTGGCCATGGTGGAATCAGCCAGAGCGTCGGAGCCTGTCGCGCTCGTCGCGCTCTGGCTCTCCTCGCTGATCGCGAGCTCTTCGCTCGCTGCCTTCTATGGGCTCTCGGCCTCTCTTATCGCAAGGCTCGGAGCCTCGGCCTCCCCTTCGCCTATCGGCTCAACGGGACGCAAGAGCTCCCATGGCACGAGCTCTGGCTCGCGGCTCGCATCTCCTCCGAAGAGGCCGAGCTCCTCTCCCTTCTCTTTGAGAGCCCGATCGAGCCCGGCCTCCGCCCCATCCCCGAGGCTCTCCGCTCTCTCCCCTTCGCCTCCCCTTACGATTACGCGAAGGCTCCTCTTCTCGGCCGTGCTGGCCTCCTCGCCATGAGGGAGGCCGGCATCCATACAACGGCTTCCCTTGCCGCCGATCGCGAAGGAGGCGCCTCTCGGGCTCTCGACGCAATCGGCGCCGGCTTCTCTCTGGCAGTGCCCATCTTGATCGGCAAAGAGGAGGAGCTCCCGCGCTCTCTCTTGCTTCGCGAAGAGACTGGCCTCAAGCGAGAGGCTCTGCTGCAGTGCATAGACGGGGATGCTAATGATCTCAGGATGCTCGATCCCTCTCCCGCTCCGGGCTTCTCTGGCCTCGCGGTTCTCCTTCGCCTCAAGCGATCGAGAGGCGCCGATCCTTCGGCGGCCTCCCGCTTCGCTCTTGCTCGTGGCTCTGGCAAGTGGGCTCCCATGGCCGGCGGAGGCTCCTTCGCCTTCTCTTCTCTCTGAGCTCCTCCCCTCCTTCGCTTCTCTTCTCATGGCCTCCCCTCTCGCTCCCGTGCTCTCCTCCTCTGGCCTCCCCATAGGCTCAGTCTCCGCTCTCCCCTCTGGCGAGCCCGAGCCTCTCCTCGCCTCTGTGCTTCGCTCCTATGCTGAGCGCCTCTCTGCCGAAGAGCGCTACCGGCAAGCTGTGCGCTCTGGCCTCCTTCCTCCTCCTCCTCCCTCCTCTGGCTCTCTCTTCATCTCTGACCGACACTAGGAGCGCTCTCCCGTGGCTCTCCTCATCTCTCTCCCCTCTCGCTCCTCTCGCTCCCTCCTTCTCCTCTCTCGCTCCTCTCCTCCCCTTCCTCTCTTCTCCTCCTATGTCTCATGGCGATCCCGTGAGGCCGGATGGCTCCGGCTTCTCTCCCTTCGCCTCCCCTTCCTCTGGCTCCTCCTCCTTCGCTCCTTCTCCTCCCCTGCCAGACTGAAACGCCTCGACCTCCCCATCTCCTAGCCTCTTTGAGCCCGGCCTCCCTCCCATAGGGTGCCGGGCTCTTCTCTTTGCAAACCTACTGGCAGAGCTCCTCGAGCATGAAAAGAGGGAATAGCTTTTAGATTCAGGGGAGAATAAAGTTGTAAACGTTGCTTTTATGCGCAAACCGTGACAATTCTTAATGTAGTACGTTTGTACCAGGGAGCAGTAGTACGGGTGTTCTGGTTGTCAGGCTGGGGCATACCTCCTCAAAAAGTGCAACCAAAAATGATCGAAAATGAAGGCTAATAAGTACAATTACCTACCAATCAAGAGAATCAGTAAGAGCGCGTCCCACTGCTTCAGTGAGAGTTTTTAATTCTTCGTGCGTGGCATAGCTTTTAAAAGTATTTGCTTTATGGCTGATTATCCATACATTTCCTTTTACATAGCCTTTAGTTGGATCAATGCGATCTAGGGACGGGCTATTTGCAATTCCTCCTGCTCCTTTTCCACGATAGGTGGACCATTCAAGGGGCATACCAAACACTGGGCAATGTGAGACGACAAGAGAGCGCACGTATTCATAATCAATGTCAAAGGGGAGATCTTTCTCTTTGGCTCGTTTACGAGCACTTTTAACCATATCTTTTGTTTGCGTTAGCACGGGATTATCTTTTTGATATTGTTTTACGTCTAAAGCGTGACATTGCTTGCACCATTTATAAAGGCCATCTTTATTAGTGGCATGCTTATAAAACTCGCTTAGCGGCATTATGGTGCTGCATTTAGAGCATTGTTTTTGCTGGGTTTCCATGCAAGACAAGCAATTGTTACAAAGCTTAACCAGCAAAAACCTAGTCAGCACACGCTGAAAGCAAGCCCGAAGGGCGCCGCTTGAAGCGTTCTCCTCCCTGCTTCTCTAATGGAGGCGCCTAAAGCGCCGTAATGATGCACAAGAGCTAGCAATTTCCAAATTCGCGCATTCTTCATTGCATCGTCTATTGCTTAAAGCGGCCCCTTAAAGGGCCGCTGTTCTAGACCATATTGCTTTTTCTTAAAAAACAGCCTGCTCTGGCTGCTGAACATAGTTTCCCAAGACCATTACTTAGGAGCTGGTCCAGCCTTTTTGTATTTCGCCACTCGCCAGTAGCTCCGTCCTTTGGGGACTCCGCATTGCTGAGAGCACCGTGGCTTGTCTAGCCTTTTTAGCCCGTCACTCCGCGCTTTAGGCGCTTCGTTGGAGGGGAAGGTGCTCGGGAGAGGCTAGCGAGGAGCGTCTAATTGCTCTGGAGGGGCAAAATTTAGACGCTGCTGCGCTTACGCATATCGTAAATGCTCTGTCAAGCTTTGTCAAGAGGCTCACTTCCCTTGCCACCACTAGAAAGGGGCCTAAAAGGCCCCGAAAACCATGGAAAAATTGCCCGTTTCTTAAGGATGTCTTCTGTTTTGTCAGGCAATGAAGAAGAATGTATTAAAAACTACCAGTCAAATTGTTGATAGTGACTAGCCTGAAATGATCGCCGCTAATTAATTATGTGGGGCCTGCCAGAACGTCAACCATTTAACATTGGCCCCTATAAACTTTGGCCTTGTTTTAGTAGGCCAGAATTTCAATGGTTTGCAGCAGTAGATGGTAAGCCTCTTTATTTCCGCACGTCCAATGAGGCGAAATTATTTTTCAATGATCTGCTGGCAGTGGAAGACCCGGAGGGGCTATGCGATTAAAGGAAGTTTTCCATTCCTGCATGGGGAAAATTGGCTAGCCTGCCTGTTGTAAGTTTTGGGGCCGTAAGGCCCTTTCTTGTCTCTGGAACCAATGGTTGACAAAATTGCCCGCACTGGTAGGGTGCAAAGCTGGATGGAAAGCCCGAATGGACGGCTGCCGGTTAGCTGCACGGTCTTTAACGTGCAAGATTCAATGGAAGGAGAAGACGGCATTGAAGCGTCTTGGCGCTTTGTTAGCCATGGCCTGCGTAATGGTGCAGGAGTGGCGGTGCATCTTTCTGAGCTTCGCCCCAGGGGCGAAGAAAATGGCAAGGGCTTGGTTGCTAGCGGGCCTATTAGCTTCGGCAAAATCTATTCGACGCTCAATGAAATCTTGAGGCGTGGTGGTTTATACAAAAATGGAGCTGTGGTCCTGCATTTGGACTACACCCACCCTGACGCCATGGAATTTGTCAATGTTTCCAGACAGGAACTGCCTTGGACGAAGCGTTGCCTTAATGTGGACGAGCAGTTTCTGGACAAGGCTTCGCCTGAGCTGATTAATGCCGCTCTTCGTGCCATCTCTGCTGGCGACCTCTGGCTCAATAAAATTCGCTACAACGACAAAGGCGAGCGCATCAGAGCGAATGTCTGCCTGGAAGTTTATCTTCCGCATCGTGGCACTTGCTTATTGCAGCACATTAATCTTGGCGCATGCAGCATTGATGAAATTAAAGGGGCTTTTATTGAAGGCATGACGCAATTGTGCGAGCTTCATGCTCAAACAGGCGTTGGCGACACTGGTGAATATCTTCCTCCCATTGTTGACAAGCAAGTGGGGCTTGGCCTGTTAGGTCTGGCTAATTTCTTGAGCATTCATGAAATTAGCTATGCCGAATTTGGCAAAGCGCTAAAGGCGTTTAATCAGGAAGATCCAGAAGATTGGTATGAAGTGATGGACAAACCAGTGGG